ATAATTGCGAACCATCAACTTTAGCCATCTTTATAGATAAATCATCTAAGATGTAAAATAATCTTTTATCAGTTTCGTTTCTTAAACAATATTTAGCTGTTTCAAGTAACGCAGATAATACTCTCAGTTTAGTATTTTCATGTACAGCAAACCATGGTTCAGTAATATGAGAAGACTGACTGACAGCTCTTTCAACATTACCTACAAGTTCTTTAGTTTCAATTTGTCCTTGGCGTTGTTCACTTACTCCACTAATAGTTCCAATTTGTTTTTCTATATACTGTAACATAGAAATGTTGGATTGGATATAATCTCCAACCGCTTTAGATTCCATTACCCTACTACCAAACTGATTAAAATGACCAGCAAGTTGTCCAGTGGCTGCACCTTTTTTAGCTTCATTAAATGGATCAACAAAAGCATAACCAATAGCCTCTGCATATTGTAACCATTTTTCTGGTTCCCATCCATCCGGTATTAATGAAAGATTAACTTCGTATATCGGAAATTTAAATCTAGCAAAACCTAATTCAGCTCTATACATGAATATATTATATAAATACTGATATGGTTTCATTTGATCATAAAGTGATCTACCTTTTGATTCGTTTACATTATATATAGTTCCAACATAACCCGATTTACATATAGATGGGTTATTCATAGTTCTAAATTGTACCGGTTTGGGTTGTACTCTTACATAAATATCTTTACCAATTCTAATACCTTCCCAGTATTCATTTATCCACAACCATTCAATAGTTTCTCCCATCAAGGGATCTAGTTTATATCTTTCATCTACAAATCTCTCCAGTTGTTCACCAGTCATTTGATCGAAATACTTGAGTTTACCAACTTTACGTTTTGATTTCCAAGTAACTCTCATTACAAGAATATTACCATTTGCATCATAATGATGGAAACTATTCATTAATATATTAGTTGATGAATCAATTGCCTCATCAAAGAACATATCAGATCTCAAAGTGGGGAAGAAGTTTTTATAGTTAACAGTTCCTGTTTTATTAGTGTACGAAGCACTACCAACACCAGAAATTTTCTTAACTTCTTCTTCTAATGTTTTAACTTGATTATCAGTGAGTTCATCATGAAATTCATCTACAACAGCACCAAAACTATGATAACCCATTTCTACAATAAGGTCGGCATCATCTATTTCATTAGATAAACCATTACCGTAAACAAAGACATTTAAGGGATTGCATTTGGTTACTTTTGGTTCGCCTTGTACAATATCTATTCGATATATTTCTTCACCGGCAACTAAAGCATCTTCAAATCCCCTATTGAATTTGTGTTGTAAATTCTGTTGTTTATAGAAATAATTCAATAAAGAAGATGCCATTTTAGCTGTAGCATCTTGAAAATCATATTTGTAATAACTTTGTATGCTGGATAATTTCTGTTTTAGTTTATTTTCATCAGTTTCTCCGGCAGCTATTTCTTCTTGTAAAAGAGTCATTACTTCATCCATCATCGCTTTTTCCTTTTGGGAAATCACATTTGGATTAGTACATATGACTTTCCATTCAAATCTCCTTTTCATTTCTTCACCTAAAAGTAACTTAATCTTAGGGTTACACAAAGGATAATTTTGCATTTTAGCAGGGAATGTATTCATATCAAACCCTAGTGGAGAGCACACTGCTTCCACATCTTTTAAATCAATTATATCATTATAAAGATCGTAATTCTTTACTTTATTATGATAATATTGTCTGATTCTATTATCAGAATTAATACATAGTTGTATTCCACCCTCTATACATTCTTTACCCCAGGTTTCTCCTTTTTTATTAAAAGGTAATTTTTGGGATGGAAATATTCTTGATACCGCTTCCATATTGTGTTTTTGGTTTTAAAAATTTATCTAATTTATCGCTAGCTGTTACGATTTCATTTTTTTCATCAGCCACTATTTTTATTCTGTCTTCTAAGATAATCATTGCCATACCTAAAGCAGAAATTCTATCGAAGTTTGCTTCTGGGTTCCAAGTGATTAACTCTTGTAAAAGAGCTACACTTTTTATATGATAAAGATTAATTACTTTTTCATTACCGTACATTGGTTCAGTTAACCATTGATTTATTAAGTTTCTAGCCCAATGGTTTACTTCTTTACTTGCTGGAGTACCTACACTCTTATTACCTTGTGTTTTACCTTTAGCAGTAATTGTAACTTGATTCAAGATATCAGGTGTTTTACATAACAAATGAACCGAATTTTTAGTTTCAAAGTATTGATATAAACCTTTTTTCTGATTTTCATAGTTACATCTAGCATTGTAGAACATTAATAATCTTCTTAGATTTTCCCAATATTCTTTTGCTGTTTCATGTCTTGCTGTATATTCAGCAACTATTCTTCTAGTTAATTTGTTGATAATAAATGATGATTGTAATGAACCACTTAAATCATCATCATCCACGGGGTCACATCCAGCATAATATATATTGGGTGGTACGTTTCCACTAGCGTTTCTAATTGGTGGTTCAAATATTTCTATACAACCTTGATTATTCTTATTTATACGAAATGGATATTCCCTAATTGGTTTATCTCCAGTTGTTTTCCATTCTGTTTCACCCAAAGTATTTAATGTAACAAATCCTTTAAGTGTACTTTCCAATTCTTTCCTGTTTGTTTCTAGGCTTCCCAATGCTTCTTTCAAATCAATGGTTGGGAAGAACATACCTTCTACAGTGTAGAACATATGTGAGGGAACTCTTGGATTGTTGATCAATTCAATAGCTTGAGCTAACTTATTTTCTTTTAATTGACTAAGTTTATCATTAAGAAATCTATCTGCTTTTTCCCAATTAGTTATGTTATTTTCTGTTTCTTTGAACTGTGTTAAACCATAATGCTTAGGAACAAAATAACATATCTTACCTCTATTTTCATATATATCGTCAAACTCTAAACAGTTATATTCACTAGGTCTATAAAATATTGTTTTTACGTTATTTAATGCAACACCTTTTACAAGACCACCTGTTCCAAACATATAAACAGTTCCGAATTGTCTACCTGATTCAGATACACATTCTTTCAATGCTCCAAGAGATTCTTCAATGTTATCCATAAAACCAACCTCTTCTAAACAAACTAGAGAAGGACGAGTACCGTTTGCGGCAAGTGGATTATCTTTAAAAGATACGTGCTTGATTGTAGATTTAACTGTATCACCTTCTTTTGACCTAAAAGTTTTACCAGATAAAATAGATCCATCAGTCTCTACCGCAAGGGGTGAAGGATAAGTCACCCCTTTGTATTCCACCCGCCCTGGCAAGTTATCAAATCCCAAGAAAAATTTATCCATTAAGTCTTTGGAGTACTTAGCATCAATAGCACCAACAACAGTTTGTGAAGTTAAATATTTCTTATCAAACTTAGCTTGTAAATATTTATCATAATCATATGCCCCATCGAACAAGAAGTTATGTCCTATTATACATGATGCCCAGTATGATTTACCAGTTTCCCTAGCTTCTAAGTCAAGTACATTCATTGCTTCATTTTGAAACAAAGCTTTACCCAAATTAGTATCGTGTATTTTTCTTAGATATTCTCTAGCCTTTACGTATTTTTTACCCAAGTCTTCTTTTCTTATTAAACCATTGTTGATATATACATCAAGCAATCCACTATTCTCAAGATAAGCTCTTGTGTTTGGTTCTAATAATCTATTACATGTATTTTCTTCATCTAATTCAAAACCAGAGAAACCTTTGGCTTCCATGTAGATATAAGCTTTATCCCACTCCAAATCACGTAACCAAGGTCTACCTATTTGTTTACCAATATTACCTTCTCCCGATCTTTGTATGCTCCAAAAATTAACATAAAAGTAGAGTACACCAGGCATCCATTTACCTAATACCCAATAACCTTCAATACATCTCTTCTTTTGTTCTTTCCACCAAGAAAGCCTTTCAAAGTGTTGAGATATTGGATTGAAGTTTGGAATCTCCTTCTCTATAAATTCGGAGTTATTAATCATCAAATTTCAGTGATATATTTGGTTTTAGATGACTCATCAGTATCTTCTTCTAATTGTAATTGTGCTTTAATGGATTGATACTGTTGATACATCTTAAATGTATTTGCAAGCATCTTATCTAACATCTCAAAAGTATCTGCATTATATGGACAAGCTGCAATAAACTCATCTCTTTCTTTTAGTTTATTTTCCCATTCAATAAGAGAACGTTCAGCTTGTGATATACATGTTTTATAATATGTTTCTGTTAATATTCTAATTTGAGGATCTTCCCAATCGAAATCTGGTTTCTTAAGAAAGTATTTAGCTAATTGTTCTTTTTTCTCTTCTTCGGGTAAGTTACGATAATTATTGTGTTTAGACTTATCTAACAAAAGGGCAATAGCCCACATTATCTGTGAGCTATCAACCTTGTTTTTTGATTTGTCTTTACTATATAACTCCTCGAAATTAACCATAGATTTCATCTGTGGATTTTCGTTCCAGAAATTAATATCAGTATCAAACTTATTTAAA